GGTTTGCGGACTTGGGTATCACGGGGTTCGTGGACCGGGCGGGGCGCACATGGACGATAGAGTCCTACGCGGAAATGGCGACCCGGACGGCGGCCGGGCAGGCGGCCATCCAGGGACACATCGACCGGCTCATCGAGAATGACATGGATCTGGTCATCGTGAGCGACGCCCCGGAGGAGTGCCCGCTATGCGCTCCATGGGAAGGCCGGGTACTCAGCCTTACGGGCCGCACGCCGGGCTACCCGACGGTGGACCAAGCGAGGGCGGCGGGGCTTTTCCACCCCAACTGCCGGCACAGTCTCGGGGCGTACATCCCGGGACTGACGGAGCCGATGCGGCAGACTCGGGACGCCGAGGGTTACCAAGAGCGGATGCAACAGCGCTACATGGAGCGCCAGATCCGCAAGTGGAAGCTTCGTGAGGCTGTGGCCCTGGACGACGAGGCCCGCCGCCAGGCTCGGGCGAAGGTCCGGGAATGGCAGGCGCGAATCCGGCAGTTCGTGGCCGAGCATGACAGGAAGCGGCTGTACTACAGGGAGCAGATCGGCAAGGCGAGGTAAGTGTTATGCGCCTGGAAAACGCGGCGTTCACGATTGGGTTGACACCTCCCTGGCGACACAGTTCGCCAGGGTTTTAGTTTACCTTGCAAAGGGGTGATGGTCTTGCCGATCGAGCGCTGCGAAGAAGACGGCAAACCTGGCTTCCGCTGGGGCCAGAGCGGCAAGTGCTACACATACGAGCCAGGCAACCCTCGTAGTCGCGCCGAGGCCCGCCTTAAAGCGGAGCTACAAGGCCGCGCCATCGAGGCAAGCCAACGGCGTCGTGAGGAAGGGGCCCGGGGAGGGTGACGTGATGGCGAAGTTCGAGGACCATGAAACGGAGATTGTGCACCAGATGAATTTGCGGGAGGCCGTCCGCAACGGGCAGCTCCTCGGTGCCCAGGTGGCAGCGTTCTATCTAGCTCTGAGCGGGAACATCGGACAAGAAACGGCTACGCTGCTTACTCAGACGTTCATCGCCGAGCTGCTTTGCAGCTGTTCGTGCCAGTACAGCGACGGTGAAGACGAGACCGATTGAAGCTAACGCCGCCGNCCTTCTGGGTGGCGTTTTAGCGCCCACGGTGGGGCGTAAACCGCCGGACAAGGCCGACGGGCCTAAAATGGGAGGTTGTAACCTGTGACCATGGACGAGCTTCTTCGCTTCGACCTCCAGCGCTTCGCGGAGGGCGACTCCAACGCCGGGAGCAACGACGGCGGCAAGGACGCTGACAACAGCGGCATCGACACGACTGGCGACGGCGGCCAAGGACATGCCGGTGACGGCGCCGCTCCTAAAGGCGACGTCAAGACGTTCACGCAGGAGGAGCTGGATCGACTCATTCAGCAACGGCTCCAGCGTGAGCGGAAGAAATGGGAGCAGCAGCTTGAGGAAGAGCGCCGCAAGGCGGCTATGACCGAAGCCGAGCGCCTGAAGGCCGAGAAAGAGGAGGCCGAACGCCGGGCCAAGGAGGCCGAGGCGGTGGCCAACCAGCGGCTCATCCAGGCCGAGGCCAAGGTCGTGGCGCTGGAGCTGGGCATCAAGCCCGAGCGTGTCGCCTACGCCATCCGGCTTGCCAACCTCAGCGATGTCGAGGTGGACGAGAACGGGCAGGTGGACACGAAGGCGCTCAAGGCGGCCCTGGAGCAGGTGATCAAGGACATCCCCGAGCTCAAGGGCACCAGCACCCCGGCCAAGAGCGGCGCCGACTTCCAGGGCGGGCTGCCAAAGGCCGGGGACACCAACAGCATCATGAACGCCCTCATCCGGCGCAAGGCCGGGAGGGTGTAACACCATTTGAGGAGGATGAACACCGATGGCTTTCAATCAGGCTATTGCGCGTTCTGACGCTGAAGCGCTGATTCCGGAGGANGTCTCCCGGGAGATCATTCAGGCGCTACCGCAGGCCAGCACCATCATGCGCTTGGGTCGCCGGCTGCCCAACATGACCCGCAACCAGCTGCGCATGCCGGTTCTGGCCGCCCTGGCGCAGGCCCACTTCGTCAACGGTGACACGGGCCTGAAGCAGACGACCAAGCAGGCATGGCGGAACAAGTACATCAACGCCGAGGAACTGGCCGTCATCGTGCCCATCCCCGAGTCGGTGCTGGACGATGCCGACTACGACGTTTGGGGCGAGATTCGGCCGCGNATCGTCGAAGCNTTCGGTATCGCGTTCGATGCGGCGGTGCTGTACGGCACCGACGGCTTCGGTGGTTCCGCGCCGAGCAACTGGCCGAAGCCCATCGTGCAGGGTGCTATGGACGCGGGGCATGTCGTGGCGCTTGGGACCGGCAGGGACCTCTACGATGACATCCTCGGCGAGAACGGCGTCGTGGCTCTCGTCGAGGAGGACGGTTTCCTCGTCACCGGCCACGTGGCAGCCCTGTCCATGCGGGCGAAGCTGCGTGGTCTTCGGGACACCACGGGGCAGCCGATTTTCCTGCGCTCGATGCAGGAGACGACTCGGTACGAGCTTGACGGCGTGCCGGTTGAGTTCCCGCTGAACGGCGCCATCGACCCGGAGCAGTCGCTGCTCATCAGCGGTGACTTCTCGCAGCTGGTCTGGGCCGTGCGGCAGGACATCTCGTACAAGATTCTCGACCAGGCGGTCATCCAGGACGCCGACGGCAAGATCATCTACAACTTGGCGCAGCAGGACATGGTGGCTCTACGGGCCGTCATGCGGATCGGCTGGGAGCTGCCGAACCCCGTCAACCGCGTCAACCCGGACGACAACACCCGGTATCCATTCGCCGTACTGACGCCGGCAACGACGTAGCGAGCACAAGGAGGGGCCAACAAGGCCCCTCCTTTCCGCGTGTGGGGGTGACGGCATGCTCGTGCGTATGCTCGTGCAGACGACGTACATCCTCGGCGGCAGGCGGGTAACCCTGCGACCCGGGGATGAGGTGGACGTACCGGATGATGTAGCGGTCCGGTGGTGCGGGCGGAGGAAGCCGCTGGCTGAGCCAGTGAAAGTCGCAGGCGACTATGAGGGCCAAGAGAATCTTGCCGTGGTGGACCGTGCTACCAGCGAGGAACCGGAGCCTGCGCCCAAGCGCCGGCGCAAGAAGGAGGATTGACCAATGCCCTACGCCACGCCGCAGGACCTAGCTGAATACCTGGGCATCGACCCGAGCCAGCTGCCTGCGGACGTGGAGCGGCTGCTGGAGCGGGCCTCCGAGTTGGTCGATTACCTGACGCTAGGTCGTGTCAGTCCAGAGAACGCCGAACACGCCCGGGCGGCCAAGCTGGCCACCTGCGCCCAGGTGGAAGCCTGGATGCAGACGGACGAGGTCGGGGACAAGCAGGGAACCGTCAAGCGTTTCACCATCGGGCGATTCAGCATGGACTTCGGTGAGCAGGGCGTCCCGCAGGTAGCCCCTCGAGCTCGCCGCTACCTGCTCCTGGCCGGGCTGCTGTACCGAGGGGTGCAGATGCGATGATGCGGGTGCCGGGCTGGCTCCTGCGGGAGACCGTGACCATCACGCCGTTTCTGCGCATGGGCTGGGACGGGCCGGAGTACGGCGACCCGTTCGAGGCTCGTTGCCACATCGAGCCCGGGCAACGCAAGGCGACGGATCGTCAGGGCGAAGAGGTCGTGGCCGAGGCCACGGCCTTTTTCGCGCCTGAGGTGCAGGTCAAGCCGGGCGACAAGGTTACCTGGGAAGGCCGCACTTACACGGTCATCGAGGCTCGGCCTCTGCGGGCGCTGGGGAAGGCGTCACATGTGGAGGTGGCGCTGAAATGAGCACGCGCTTCCGCTGGGAGGGCCGTTTCGTATCTCAGAAGGTGCGTGAGGCGGCCGTCGAGGGCCTGCGTGACGCTGCAGAACACCTGCTAGAGTACGCAAACCGGACGGTGCCGCTTGAGGAAGGCACGCTCATGCGGAGTGGCCAGGCCGACGTGGACCCGGAGACGCTGGAAGCCAGCATCAGCTACGATACCCCCTATGCCGTGGTGCAGCACGAGCGCCTGGACTTCAAGCACGACCCTGGGCGCCGAGCGAAGTGGTTGGAGCTCTCGCTGAACGAGCGGGAAGAGTCAATCCAGCGGTACATCGCCCGCAAGATTCAGGAGTCGCTGAGGGGGTGAGGTCGGGTGTGGGTCGAGGGCATTGCCCGCTACCTGGAGCAGCAGGGGCTGGGTACGCTAGGCCAGACCATCTTCTGGCGCAAGTTCCCGGACACGCCCGATGAGATCGTTGTCCTCACTCCCTACGGCGGGCCTACGTCGGATAACAAGCTGGGCTACGACGAGGTGACGTTCCAGGTGCGGGTGCGGGGCCCGCGGACGGGTGCCGACGGCCCGCCATTCAACAAGCTCCAGGCCATCTACGACGAGTTGCATGGGCTGAGCGATGTCGAGTTGCCTGATGGGACCTGGGTGGTGGGGATCATTGGGCTGCAGAGCTCGCCGCAGTTCCTGCTCCACGATGAGAACGGGCGGGCGCACTATGTCTTGAATTTCCAAGCGGAGATTCGCAATCAGAACAAACATCGTGAGTAAGGAGCGTGATTCCAGTGGCTGTGACCAAGATTTTGGCGCGGTCGTGGGACTTCTACGTCGAGGACAAGTCCACAGGTGAATTCGTGCCCATCAAGGGTATCAAC